CTATAGGCAAGATCTCCGTTTCTGGAGATAGTACAAGTAACACGTCTTCCGAAGTCGGCCTGTCCAGAGAAAGTCTGTTCAATAGACTCCATGGCGAAGTTAGTGTGGCGTCTGTAAGACACCTTCCAGAAAGTAATTTCAGGAGTTCCCGTAAGGAAAACATCCTGGGCACCGTAAGCGACAAGTTGCATCAAAGCTCCACCCATTCTAGTATATTATAGAAAAAGAAAATAATTTCAAAAAAAAACACATTAATTGTTATAAAATATTCAAATATCTTATAAAAAATTGTAATCCCCCTAAACAATTAGATATTGTATGTTTGTATTCGTTTATGCTATTCTAACTATATTTATAAATAATAAATAGTAGTTACAGCAGTTATAGTATCATATTTTGTTCGATGAATTGTTCTAAATATTCTGGTTGAAATATTTGTTTTTTTCCCTCGTGCTTCTTTGAAAATACAAATGAATCATTTTGTTTTTTCACACACCATCCGTCTTGAATCGCATTATATATAAAATTCATCCTAATTAATATTTTGCGTTCCAATTGTATATGTGTCGTATTATTCGAAATATACGAATCCATTATCCAATATTTATAATACAATTCCAATAAATTCTCGTAAATTTACCTTATTCTAAACTAATAAATTAACATAATAGTTATTTAGATACTATATTACCTTGTTATAGAAATGAATAATAAAAATGCTCCGTTAAAAGTGATGCATACGATTGACATGAAACATTGTTTTTTATTGAGTGAATTCAAAAAAGATGACGAAGAACACATACCCAAACTATTATCTCTGAAAAAAGCACTGAGCGAGCAACTGCGTAAAACAAATCATAAACAAGTCGACGAACGATTAAGATTAAAAGATGAAATCAAAGAAATAGTTAGTAAAATTAAAGAATTAAAACGTAAAAAAAAAGAGTATTTTCTAAATAATTCGAAGCATATATTCGAATATTTTGAAGACAAGCAAACAATTTCTAGTGGAACTGGTAATAAAAACAATAGAAATGTATTAAATTCGTTTTTTAAAATAAAAGACGTATCAAACAATGGCGATGACAAGGAAATGAGGAGTAATAATATAGCAAAATATTGGAAAAACGTAAATAATGAAATAACAAATATACAAGATTATGTAGTTCCTATAGATGTATGTCATTTCTGTTCCAATGGAGAGTTTATACCCCGTGATGAAGAGGGTATTATGATATGTAATAATATTAATTGTGGTAGATTCGTTCATTACGTGTTTGATGGGTCGAAACCGTCTAACAAAGAACCTCCTAGTGAACCATCATACACGGCATATATTCGACTCAATCACTTCAAAGAAATTCTTTCACAATTTCAGGCAAAAGAAACTACACAAATTCCCGATAAAGTAATTGATGATATTAGTAAACGTATAAAAAAGGAACGAATACTGGATGTTCGGAAAGAATTGAATTATGATAAGATGCGAGAGATTTTAAGAAAACTTGGTTATAATAAGTATTTTGAACACATCCAATTTATCAATTCAAAATTTGGAATAATACCACCAATAATGAATGAACAGTTACACGAAACCCTGTGTTTTCTATTTATTGAAATCCAAAAACCGTGGGCGGTGCATTGTCCACCGAGTCGTACTAATTTTTTTAATTATACATACACATTATATCAATTGTGTGTGCTTCTTGACCAAACACAATATCTACCATATATACCATTGATGAAAGATAGAGAAAAACAACTCGAACAAGACCAAATTTGGTGTAAAGTATGTAATGATTTAGACTGGGAGTATCATCCGACAGTGTGATAAAATTTTAATAATAATTAAAATTTTATATTAGATATTTACAATCCACGTGGGAATCCGACAAGGTTGGCACCGATACCGAAACCAGCACCACCTCGGGCAGAAGACGCCATAGAAGGAACAAATACATCAAGAACGGAGAATGTAGCAGCAGCAGTGAGGGCAATAATAACAACCTCTTCAATATTGAGTGATTTCTTAGGTATCGCATATGCGGCGATGGCTACCATGATACCCTCGACGATATACTTGATTGCTCTCTTGATAAGTTCGCTAAAGTCAAATCCTTGCATTATATTATATGTAAATAAAATAAAATAAAATAAAATAAAATAAAATAAAATAACATAACATTAAATAAATTCAAATCATAAAATAATACTTAAAAACTAAAATCACTAAACTATATATATATGTCTACCTTTGAAAGAAAGATTCTAAATGACGGGACGCCGAACCCAAACTATATTGATCTATGTGATGAGGACCCGTTAATTTCTGGTCAAAAATTTGCCTGTATATCTTTTGTTTCACCTGAAAAAATTATCAAACAACGAGAACTTTTCATATTCGAAAAGTTTATTTCGGAATGGGATTTTACTAAATCCATGATGAAAATGAGCGATTTCGTAAACTTTCTATCTTATAAATATAACCTAAAGGTAGATGATACAATGAAAGATTTCCAAGAATTTGTAAAAGAGGAACACGATAATTTACGTGATGCATCATTGGAAGACGATTGGAAAACTTTTATGGATAAAAATGAAACTAAATTGAACGAAGAATTCAATAGAAAGCACGAATTCCAAACTTCTGTGAGGGGTCTCAAGATACGTGGTGTTTTTAATACTCAAGAGGAGGCAGAATTGAGATGTAAGAAGATACGTGACTTTGACCCCCACCACGATATTTTCGTAGGTCCTGTTGGTATGTGGATGCCATGGGACCCTGACGCATATAAGACAGGACGCATTGAGTTTATGGAGGATGAACTAAATCAATTACACAACGAAAAGAGTGTAAATGAATCAAAAGCTAAAGAGGAGTTCGATAAACGTGTAAAGGATGCAAAACGTTCGGCAATTGAAGATAATATTAAAAAGGCGAAGGAGAGTGGGAATGTTCTAACGCAGAGTTTAAATGAGGACGGCGACCTTGTCGGTGTTTCTGAAACTGTTAATTTTGACGAACGCGAAGAAGTAGACCCGACTAGTGTAAGTGTTCGTAATGAATTGGTTCGTGATAATGCCATTGGTGGTGGCGATTGAACAAATAAAGGCGAGTAATACTATAAATTATGAAGTAATACGTTACGTTATAATTTCATTCTTTCAAATGTTTCAAACCATCAAAAATTAGCATTATACCTCGTAAGAGTGTTCATCGCACAAATGTGCGTTGTTCACCATTACAACCTTGTTAATTTTTTTTACGGACATTTTGTTCCGTAAAAAAATACCAAGAGTTTAATTGTTGTTTGAATAATAATATCCTTCAAATATTTTCTTGTTCTTTACATTCCTGCTCATGGTTGCGGCACTCATATTCTCATCAGTTGCTGCTTTCAAAATTGTTTCCCAGGTGTTTATTACTTGGTTAGACTTCGTACATATTTTTTTTACCATTTTGCCCGTAGATGATGTTTTCTTGTGTTGGTATTCATCGTCCTGTTTCAACGACAAACCGTAATAACCTTCATTACTTGTTGTAACATCCCAAATAGTGCCTTTCATCACATATTGAGAAGTGTTCAAATACTGCTTAAGTTCTTTCATGTCGTCATTGCCAACCGGTTTGTTCAACTTCTTCTTCCATCGTTGATACTCTGCCAATAATTTCGAATTAAGAATTTTACCACGGGGAGAAAACCTACATACTTGAAATAAGAAGGTTTCAGTATCGTTATTTTCCAAACGTGGTTTATATTCAATTGGTTTCAACTGAATGCCTACATATCCATGAACAATTTGATTTAAATCTTGTTTTTGTAACCGTTTAGGTCTGAACCGTGTGTCCATATATTCTTTCAACCGATGGAACATTGCCTTGGTCGGTTTCACGCCATTCCAAATTCGGAACTGACCTTCCAAATTCACGGAAGATTCCTCCACCTCATTATTTACAAAGCAGCATTCTTCCACAAACTGGTTGATTCGCTTGGTCTGTTCATCTTCTTCAACTATTGGTTGAGTTGTATGGTTTTCAGATTCTAGGAACTCAACCCTCTTCTTCAGATGCTCTAAATTGTTCTTCAATTCGGCAATTTCAGTATCTTTTGATTTACACGATGTAACCAATGCGTCATTCTTCTCTCGTTCATCCTTCAATGCCTCACCGACCTCTTCGTTTTGCTTCACTAGCAAATTGAAGTTGTCAATACTGTATTGTTTGCTTGTAATAATATCCTTTATGTATAATGACAATTTATCAACAGTGAATTTTGTATCGTCGTATGCAACAATCTCCTTATATACCTTATCACCCACACTAATTTGCCTAATTTGTTTCTTGATTTTTGGATGTCTCTTTACCAAGTTCTCAATTTCAACCTTGTTCTGTACTTTGAATGCGTTCACTAGGACAAAATTATCAAATTTTGAGCGGTGATTGTAAATTCTTGATTGTAAATCATTGGTCTGTCCGAACTTTATCAGTTTCTCTTCTCCGTTTCGGTTGTCGATTGTTCCGAAATAAACGCATTCGGTATTCAAAGGGAAATGATTGATGGTGGCTTGTTCAACCGCTTTTCTTGATTTTTGTAGTTCTTGTTGTTGTTCTTGTTTTGCGGATTCCATCTGTTTATCTTTTTGTTCCAATTGTAGTCTCAATTCGTCACTTTCTTCTTGGACGACTTTATGTATCATTTCCTCCATTTTCATATAATATTCGTGGATTTCGTCGGCCTTTTTCGTCCCTGCTTTCAAGCAAAGTGATTTGAAGGTTTTGACCGTCATCATAAGTGTTTCTTTGTTGTGACCTCCGTGCGTTTTTCTTACTTTAGAACCTTCTAACGAGATACTGTTTGAATTTTGCTTCACTTTCAAGTTAAGCAAGTTTGTATAATCCTTACCAATTGTAAAATTTTGTTCTAATATTCTTTTAGCACTGCTTTTTGCTGTAAAATCTAACCACTTCCAAATATCATCCAAGTCAATCACAAAATCTTTCTTTTGGTCACAGTTCAAATAACAGTAAAAACTTGATACAAACAATTGTTGTTCGAAATCGGTGAAACCCTCTTGAATTTTCGTAAGTAATTTACCATTATACGAGTTTGATAACTTAGTTATCGGGTTATTCTCTATGAGTTCAACAATATTCAGCGATGCGTCCATTATAATATAACATATATAGTTGTCTTTAAGTAGCATTAACTTGTTTATGTTTATATAATCAAAAGCATTATTGTTGAAAAACTTACTCCTATTTCTATCTTGCTCATGCACCAGAATGAGCAAGATTTTTATTGCTTGCTGTACAGAGAAAGCAAAGATTATTGTGACCACCTCTGGTGTTAGTTGTATTTAAGTATCATTAAATTGTTTATGTTTATCTAAGCATAAACAATTTTGGAAACTTGCTTCTGATGCATCAGAAGCAAAGATTTTATAATCATAATTGACTACATTACACCATATTACCAGTTATTCTTTTTGACTATTATATTACCACCCTTTTTCTTCTTATCTTTATTGGGGTCATATGCCTCATCTTCGTCATCTGAATTCATACCTTCAGATAGATCCCAAAATTCTTTAGATCCTAACCTAAATTTGGGGTGGTTCTCTGCCTTATACCAGAATATCTGGTCCGTTAATTTATTTGATTTGGCATTATTATTAATAACTAAACATTCGAAATTTTCAGTGCAATTATCCATAACAGAACAAAATGACTCCAATGTAGGAAACATACTTGCGTAATTTTCCCAAATACGCTTACGATTTGTTAAGTAAGGTTCTCTTAGAATAAAAACATAATCTATATTTGTTCTTAGGTTTGGTGGGATACCTAACGGGTATTGCATAGTTATG